CCACAGGAATTTCTCCGAGTACAGCGGACCCAGGGTTTCCAGAGGAAAGTTGGGAGAGCCCATCGCCTCGAGAATCGTGGCGGCACTGCCAGACTCCCACAGGGGTTGAGCCATTTGCCATGCGGTTATAAATCTGCCCTGCTGTACAGCCCTGACAAAGGTTGTCTCCTCTTTTGTCAGCCCCTTGTTCCTTAGAGCCACAGGAAGTACGGCGAATTTGACAGGCTCTGAGGGCACCTCATCCAGACCCGAGGCGAGGATGCTAAACACGGAAGAGTCCTTTGGAGAAGTGGCGAGGGCAACCGTCATGCTGATCATGGTCTCCTCGGTAAAGGCCGAGTCTCTGATGCCGGCAAGAAACCAGCCGAGCCAGGGCATGTTGGCCATGCCGACAATGTACAGCCAGGTCATGAACAGCGTCTGAAGTACGAGGACGTCCATATCGGACTCCAGCGCTTCCTGGACCCAGAAGACGGCCTGCGCGGCGTCGCCCTCGGCAATGCTGTAACGCAGGGCAGCGATGACTTCATCCTCGCGGTACAGGTTCTTGGTAATAGGCTTGGACTCCATTGCGACCTTTCTTAATGGCTTTTGGGCGCCCAGCCGGTTCAATTTTTTTTAGAGAATCCGAGAAGGGGCGAATGAACGGTTTATATCGCAATCCGGCTGATGAAATACTTCCTGGGCTCTGGCTCGGAAACGCGATGGCTTCACAGGATCCGGATTTCTTTGCTCGGCGACACATTGATGCCGTGTTCAACTGTACGAAGGATTTGCCGTTTCTGCCGACCGTGCCGAGAAAGTACCGTCTGCCGGTTCACGACAATCTTAAAGACGAAGAGATTAGGGCCATGGAACTCGCTTCGTTTGAGGTCGTCTACAAGTTGTCAATAGAACATCGCAAGGGACCTGTTCTCGTTCACTGTGCAGCGGGCATGCAACGGTCGGCGGCGGTGGTTGCCATGTACTTGATGGCAAAAAATCCGGGAATGAAGGTGGAAGAGGCGATTCTCTACATTCAGAAGAAACGGCCGATCGCCTTCACGCCTGGGCCGAATTTTCTCCGGGCTATGAAATCATTTGAGACGACCTTTGATAAGGAAATCCGCCCGAGGCTGGACAAAGCTGCTACGCTCTAGGCGATTTGACAGATGATAAGAATTGCGTAGGTGAGAAGAGAAACTATGACAAAGACGAGGACAAGATAAGTTGAACAATTTTGTTCTGGAACGCGATTATGCTCTTCATCGAGTAGTTGATAGGTCATTTTACTATGTCATATAGTGAAATTTTTAGACCCGTATAAAGAGTTAACACTATTACATAGTAAAATGGTGCGCCTCCTATTCTTTGATACAGAGACGACGGGTCTTCCCAAACATTCGGCGATTTCCGCTTTACAGATGAAGGGGAACTGGCCGGATCTCGTGTCCATTTGCTGGATCATGTTTGACGACGGTGTGCGTGTGAAGAAAGAGTATCATATCATCAAGCCCGAGGGTTGGACCGTACCGGCTGCGGCGAGCAAGATTCACGGAATCACACAGGAGAAGGCCGTGGCTGAGGGCAAGCCTCTGGCCAATGTCTTAGAGGCATTTCGTCTAGACTGCGAGTCAGCGAATTTCCTGGTGGCTCACAATCTCTTTTTTGACAGGAACGTGATTTTCAATGCCTACGCCTGGCGCCTCAACATTGGGCCGACCGGATTTTGGAAGAACGACCGTGAATTATGCACGATGTTAAAGTCTACGAATGAATTGCGAATTCCTAGTAAGTATGGTAAAGCGAAGGATATGTACAAATATCCGTCGCTTGACGAACTGTATCGTGCTACGTTTCTAAAGGACCCGCCTGGCTTAGCCCACTCGGCTGACCGTGATGTGGAAGTCCTACAGGATATCTTTTTTGCTCGGTGGGGTGCGGTAGGTGGAACCACGGTTTAGAAAGAGACTGTCACGTTTTCTTCAACATTCGTGTTATTACGGGCCCTTTTTCTTGTACCCTGTCTCAAAGATGACTGTTTTTTCATAGTGGTGCGTCTTAATGGTTTATTGATGCCCCTTATAAACTGATTCCACTGCCCTTCAAATCCATCAATTTCATAATCATGTATTTTTCCATCCATGTATAACTGGATAAGTGGCCTTAAAATCTTTTCATCAATCGGTGTATCACCTATGTAATTCAAGTAATTGTACGTAAAACATAAAAATTCATAGGCAAAATCTTCGGCCACTTCCTCTTTTTCAGTTTGTCTTTGATATTCCCTTTCCAAATAGTCGGCTTCTTTTATTTTTTCTAAGAAAATACAACAAGCCATGTCATAAAAGTCTTGAGTTGGCGAGGGTTCTTCAGGTTCATCGTAACCACCACCCCTTTGTTTAGAGCCAAGCCAATTACTCCATGCCTCACGCCACCTTCCAATGATGGCCTTCTGTTTCTCAATAAGGGCCTGTATTGGTTTAGAAAAGTTTCTTCCTAAACTATTTATTTTTTCCAGGATTTTTCCCACCTTGAACACCTCTAAACGCATCTTGCGCAATTTAAAACGTTCATCACGAGCCTCCTGTGATTCCTGGAATGTCTTCACCTTGTACTTGGGAGAGCGGTCAACATTGCGAACAGAAATCATACGGTGTATAACGACTCCCAATAAATCGCCTTCGTCCCATACAGGGCGTGTCGGTTTTGGAAACACTCTTGTAAAGTTGTAGTTGATTTTTTTACCACTCACGAGAGTGAAGGCCGTGCGCTCAGCAGTGAATTTCTTGTATTCGTCTAAGCTCATACTCGGCTCAGCGTCTTCAACCGCCTCGTTGATTTCCTTGATATGTTCAATGATATTTTTAAAGAGCGTTCTGAATTCTCCGTCGAGACTCAATTCTCTATTATCAAAATAAAACACATCGGTAATATCTTTGATATTCTGGATGACCGTGGCATTCCTGTCCAGGCACTGCTTCTTGTACATGGCCTTGAATATGCTGATACGCTCGGCATCCGTTATTTCGGAATTCATGTAATAATAACAGGATCCCACATTGGCATATTCCTTTTTCACATGCTGTTGAACACAGACCGAAATACGATATTGACGGCATCTGGCAAGCACGACGTTATCGCTTGTGAACATACAGTACTGGACAGATGGTTTTCGTTGGTGCTTGATGATTTTATTCGCATACATCACTTGAAGCGTGTCACCGAGTTCCTTACAGAGGATGTATTTTTTGGCTATCTCGGGACTTCCGTCAGGATTATTGTTAAACCATTTATTCTTCACAGGGTTTCCACCAAAATAGTCGGTGCCTTCACCGGCGTGCTCATGTTCTCTCGTTCTTTCCGTGTGGAATTTGTCGCCGCCTGGAAAAGTCATTGTGATTTTCATGTTGGAGCCTGAAAGTTTTCCTTCGAAAGAGTGAATTGCCTTTTCAAATCCGAGTTCTTCAAAATCAGCCTTAGTTATTTCGGTTACACCCCGCTCCAAAGTAACATCACCGTCTCCCAGCTTAGCTCTGGAGGCCGGGTCAATGTACGACCCAGGAGAAAGAATTTGCTTGATTTCATGTTTAATCTGGGTCGGGCTGTATCCAGAATCGTGAAAGGCGTACTCGACCTCTACAGGTAGTTTATTCACGATATCGTTCTTTTCATAAATTGGACGCGGGTCGTTTAATTTCTTCTGAGTAATCACTTGGAGCCAACAGATTTTTTCCGGTTTTACATCTCCGTACAGCGGGTCTTTCATGATTTTTTGTTGAATGTCAAACATGTTACAGTGGGCTGATCCAAATAAATCTTCGACGGCTGTTCGGAAATTTTTGAGCATGACGACGGAAGGGAAATCGGAGCCGTCCTTGTAACAATCGGCAATATTCATTTGGCGATTCAGGTCTTCTTTTTCTGCCGAGCAGGCGCCACCCCTTTGTTTTCTACGAAAAATATGTTTTTTCTTGGTGCGCATCCTTATTTAGGGCGGATATATTACTTCCACGGCTTCTGGTGTCTCAGATAGGCCGGGCGAGGGATACGACTCATGAGGGGTGGAATGGGGGTCTCAGGGAGAGGCGATACGCTGTAGGGACCGCCCTTGTACCAGTCGGGTTTTCTCATTAAATCTGTATCCTTTGGGACTTGTAGGCGCAAAGGATATAGATTATGGTGTCTGACTCCAGACGTGATTGGCATTTCTAAATTATACTTAGGTGTTTCTGGGGCAAATAGTTTTAGGGCTGAAAACCAGGGCATTTTGTGTTGGATGATTGTGGGGGTGGTTGTTCAATTTTTTTGGATTAGAAGAACCATGATTTCTCGGAGGGTTTGCGCTTCCTTGTGTGGGTTTTGGGGGCGCCTCCTTTGGCTTTTGGGGCTTTTGCTGTTTTGGCTTTACCTTCACCAGGTATCTCTATTTTTTCTACATTAAGAAATGTTGGCACTTTGTATTTTTCTATTTCAGTTTTATCTTTTTCATTAAAACCTAAGGCATTCATCATTGATTCTTCCGTTGTAAAATTAATTTTGTTTAAATTGGGTAAAATATCAAACAAAAACATATCATTTTTATTACCTTGAATTTTATATGCAAGACATAAGTATTGGAATAATTTTGAAAATAAAAAAATTTTTTCTTTGTTTGAAGGTTCTATAATATAATATGGCCCTTCACTTACTCCGTATTTACCATCTTTATCATTAAGAACATAAGGAACACCTAATCCATTTACAATAACTTTTTTTGTATTTTGGTATTCGTGTGGTTTTTCTGATAAAAAAATGCGCATTCCATCATTATTTATGTAATGAACTATCTTTAATTTCCCTTTTATTATTCTTCTTTGATCGTGACTTGAATCTCTACCAACTTTTGCTTCAAAAACACCGTACTTCTTTTGTAATGCTTCTAATTTTTTTATTACATTAAACCCAAAATTTGGCACTATGTTAAACAAAGCAATATTTATATCATTCGTTAAAAAATTATTTTCATCTAAAATATCCGCCTTTTTTTCATTAGATTTATTCTGTAAAATATAGTAATCTATTGCTATTTGTACATCAAAATATACTTTTGTATCAGGTATTATTCTTAAAAACAATAAATTATTATCATTAAATATTTTTTTAACTGTAATTTCTTTTTTTGTATCATCTTTATCAATTCTATGAAAATTAGGAGGATGAACATAAATTAAATATCCATTTTTTTCTAATAAATTAAAACCATACATTATAAATTTTTTGTATAATCCCTTTTCACCGGTTGTTTTTGTTCCACCTTGATTATAAGGAGGATTACCCATAACGACATCAAATCTATTGACACCAAATTCTGATTTAAGTCTAGCATCAGTCATTTTTAATGTATCTGCGCAACATATGTTTGGTTTAACGCCAGGTACCATCAGTTTGAAAATTTTTATAGTAGAGTTTACATTCCCTTTATCAATTTCAATCATATATAACATATTTTTAACAATATGCTCTTTACGTTTTTTAGCATTTGCTTCACCTCGAAAATTACTGGGACCGTGTTTACCAAGTTGATAATTTAACATGTAAAATGCAACAACTGGAAAATTACCAATGCCATTCGCCGGATCTAACCACTTTGTATTAGGATTTCTCCAAACTGATAATGGTATTCCACCAATTCTGTCAGATTCTTTATCATCAAAAAATTCACCATCATCTTTATTTATTCCCCAAATAAATTGTAAATAATCTTTTTCTTTCTTTTTTGAATGAGGCATTTTACCTTTGAAATTTTCTATTGTAGATTTACGCAATCCAAATAACATTTCCCTTGCCAGATTCAAAGGTGTAAAAACTTCTCCGCGAGCCCCTTTTGCCGTTTCATCAGCAATAAGCCTTTTATCTATTATTTCAAGAACACTATTATACCTTTTTTCAGTGTCCTCCATTCCTAATTAATGACTATAGATTTTTATTATCTTTCTTGTTTTTCGTTTACCTCCAGTTTGTTTTTTCATATTTTTTCCAGATTTTATATCGCGCAGTAAATTTTCTATGTACTGATTCCATTGAATAATGGTTGGGTTATTTTTAAAAGAATTTTCGGCAAACATAATAATTTTTTTATGATTATTAAGAACATATTTGAAAGTTTTACCAACACTCACCATTGCATAATTTTTTAATTGACAAAATACTGCTTCATATAAGTTGTCATGTTCTATCTTACATTCCTCCTCTTTATTACATTCGCATGATGGCATTTTTTCACCAAACTTTGTTTTATCTATATAATATTTTTCAAGTAAATAACTTAAATTTAAAGTATCTGACCAAGATTCAGCAGATTTAATTACTAACGCATTTACAAATGTCTGTAGTATGTTTATGAGTATTTCTTGTATTTTTTGTATTTCTTCTAGATTTACTTCTGGAGTCGGGGGTAAAGCCGGTGACTCGTTTTCACTTTTAGACTCTTCAGAAGGTGATACATTAGTCTTAGGTTCATCTGGAACACCATTTCCACGTGTATTCATAATATCTGGACTTTGATTTGTTCCTTGAGCAGAAACTTTACTATATTTCAAAATATCAATCATATCTTTAAAAAGAGATGTATTTTCAAAAAATATTTGTTTTTGTATATTTTTTATTTCTTTAAAATTTTCGTTAAAATCACTGAATATTTTATTTTCTAAATTATCAAGTACTCTCTTTTTAATTATATTCATTATATCATTAAAATTTTTATCAGGATTATCTTCTATAAAGGCATCTTGTCCCCAGTTACATAAATTAAAAATTTTGTTAAGACGTTCTTTTACACTTTCTACATGTTTTGATTTTGTACGCATCATATCTTTTTCCAAATCATATTCATACATTGCGGTAATAATACGTTTTAAATTAAGATCGACTATAAATCCATGTTTTTTATTTGGAGGATCGTCCGTCAAAGCACGATACATTTTTTGAATAATATCATCCGCTTCTTTTATATTACTCATCAAAAATACTACATCTACACATTTTAATGAAATACCCATTTTTGCAACATCTCCAGTTAGTATTACAAGACCCTTTCCTCGTCTAAGTGCCTCTCGTTCAATACTTACAATATTTTGCTTCAAATCTCCTTTTAAGTCTTCTTCATGAAAAATACCCTTGTTAAATTCAGATTCAAATGTTATTTTTTGCTGTGGTCTTGCTTTAAACAAAGTTTTACTATCTTTTTTATTTACTGCAGGATCATAATTACTTAACGTTAAAAATACAAAATTTTCTTTCCAATATTTTGATTCAAGCATAAATGCAGCCCAAATACGACACAACGCACCAACTGGTGTTTTCTTATCCCAAGGTAAAAACATCAGTATCGAAAACGGTTTTCCTTGAAGCGGTCTTGAATTATTTTTTTGTGCTATATTAAATATTTGATTTAAAGCGCGGTACTTTCTTTCTTTATCTCTTAAAAATGGTGTATTAATTTCTTCTCCACTTATATCCTGCTCAGGTGTCATAAATTGACGAAGTCTCAATGCTTCTTCACGATTTATTAACATGGTACTCCATTCTAAGTATTTACTATTATCAAATAATGTAGATGCTCTCACATTTATTTGAAATGCATTTAAATAATTATAACCAGTCCCTGTATCTTTTAAATTTTGTATAGTATCTGGAGTAAATGTGAGTGATATAAAATTTGGTTCAGGAAAGTTATTGTATGGTTTTGCCATTGCTTCCAAACTTTCTCCCTGTTCGATTCTATTGCGTAATATTTCTTCAGATATATCTGGATATCTATTTAACAAATCTGGATTACTTTGTTTAAAACCTTCAAAACCCAAGACAGGTAAACTTTTCATATGCTTTATATCTTCTAAATCCCAGACAAATAAGTCTTTTTTTGAATGCAAAACTACTGCTGGTTTTTTATAAGTGGCTGTCATCAAAATTATAGGACTTTCAAAATTATTGAATATTTCTTGGAAAGTTTTTCTAACCATTATCGACGTTATACCAACATGAGCTTCATCAAAAAATACAATATCAAATTTTGGAACAGTTCCTATTTCTTTAAGCGTATCAATTATATTATGTGAAATAATACTTTCTTCTTCTTTTCCATACTCTCTAGGAGCTCTCTCAGTTTTTGAACCTAATTGACGGCTTATAAAATAAAATTTATTTGGGTTATCTGTCAAACCCTCTTTTTTTACTACATCAATAAAATCAAATGTAGAAAAATCTGAAAATTTTTCTATCAAATCTTTTTTAAATTGATCTCTTGTTTCATTTACAGCAGATGTGAGGAATAATACGTTATAACCATCTTTTTCCTTCCTGTGACTATTGATAATCCCTCCAGCAATAAAAGATTTTCCACCTCTTGGTAATACACCTATACATAAAAAATGGGGTTTTCCTAAAGAATTAACTTCATTTATTCTTTTTATAACAGATTTTACAACGAGTTCCTGATGAAAATATAAATTCAGTGATTGTTTGAATATTTTATTTTTAGGAAACATTTTATGTACTTCTTTTTCTATGTTTTCATGTGTGTTGTTTTCTTGAATACGATTAAAAAATTGTATTCTGAAATTTGTAAAAGCATCCATTACTTCATCATATCCAAGAACATAATTAATACTATTTTTCAAAAAATCTATTTTTGATCTTGATACATTTATAAGAAATTGTTCCTTGTTACGAACACATACAATAATATGTTTATTTTTGTCAGAAAATTCTCTGATTTGCTGATCTAATAAAGGTATGTCATAGCTATCTTTTATACCTTTTTCTTTCTTATACCCTTTTACACTTGTAAAGTAATATGGATTTGATGGCTGAATAGTGTTTGTCCCTTCTGATTCAGCTGGCATTACCCCACAATCATAACTTGTGTCTTTTATTGTACTAAAATCTGATTTGTCTGAGACTTCAAATGTTATATCAGATATACCCTGTTCCCCCCCTCCAGAATTATTAATTGGTTTTTCATATAAATAATTATGTAATTGTTTTATTTCTTTAGTTTTATAATAATTTTTTATATCAAAAAATCTTATAAATTTATTAGTGAACTGCGGCAAAACTTTTATTGCTATTGCTAATTGAAACAGAGCTTCAAAATAGTCGCCCCCTCTTAAAAATCCTTGACCTTTTAACGAAGTTGGGATATTAATTAAAATATCTATATTTTTCTTCCAATCAGGAGATGGGTCAAGTATACGTTCTATCAATAAATTAATTAATTTTTTGTCATTTGAAAGTGTAATTCCTTCTATATTTTTTTTAGTTTCAATATCTGAAAGTTCTTTTTAT